CCGCAGTCGTACCTGGGGCACCTTATATGGAGTTCGATTTAATCAGTCGTTCTCCATTTCGGTGTCAATTAAATTTCGTTATTTCAGTGGGAGTTGCGTATTTTTCAAACCCTGCCTCACTTGGCAACCTTGAGGAGCTTACAAAAGCAATTGTCTCAGCAATCCCGACTGGCTATGAAGTTTCAGTAGTTGAATCACCTGTTGTCAATACTGTTGGCAATTCAACGATTTTAACCGCTGATATTCGCTTGAGCACTCGCTACGAGCAAACCACCTAACAAGGAGAATCAATGCCAACAACAGTGATCACTGGCCGCGATGTCACCTTCACCCTAGATGCAGCTGCATACGATGCTCAGGTGACCTCCGCGGTACTATCCTGCGAGACCATTATCGAGACTTACCAAACTCTCGATGGTCGCGCTTACAAGTCCACAGATAAGCAGTGGACCTTCACAATCGAACTATTGCAGGACTGGGGAGCAACCAGCTCTCTATTCGAGGCAATGTGGGCCGATGCTGAAACAGCACCAAACACCACACTTGCTGTGTCATTCACAGCCATATCAGGCGCAGTATTTGCTTTCAATGTACTGCCAATCTTCCCAAGCGCAGGTGGCGCAGCTCCTGGAGCTCTCACCGATACTTGGACAATGACAGTAGTCGGAACACCAAGCGAATCATTTAGCTAAGAGGGAGATCGGGAGCAATGAAATTACCAATCACAATTGAATACAACTCAGGCGAATCTGCAACCTATGTGGCGCAGCCGCCTGAGTGGGCTAAATGGGAAAAGGCAACTGGTCACACTTTGGCTAAAGCTGAATCAGTGATAGGCATTTGGGACCTGATGTTTTTGGCATACAACGCTCACAAACGAGAGCAGGCAGGCAAACCAGTCAAGTCTTTCGAAATTTGGATGGAAACTGTCGCAGATGTATCAACTGGAGCGTCCGACCCAAAAGCCATAAGCCAGGAAGCGTAAGTTACACATTAGTTGAGCTTGCGCTTCGCACTGGCGTTCCAATGCAATACTGGGATGACGCGGACGATATAACCACTGCAATAGAGATTTTGGAGCGAAATGACTTACGAGCAAGGAATGGCTTATGATCGAAAAGAGCTTGCTCAACTCATCCGCGCATTTAAAGCTATGGACGCTGAAGCTACAAAAGTTGCAGCTGAAACTGGTTTTGAATTTTCTCAATGGACTGCTAATGAAATTCGGCAGGCTGGGTATAGCCGATACATTAACCCAGCCGCAGTTCGTCGCATTGTTGATGGAGGGTCAGTTTCGAAAACCTCAAAAGTCGGCCAAGTTTCGTACGGATTTGCTCGTCAGCGTTTTTCGGGCGGAGGGACAACTCGCAGCCTATGGCCTGCCTTCGAATTTGGATCAAAGAGATTTAAACAATTCCCTACATATTCGGGTCGCTTTGGTAGAGGTGGACGCGGCTGGTTCATATTCCCGACCCTTCGCGGACTTCAGCCTGAATTAGTGAGAAAATGGGAAGTAAAGTTTCAAGATATTCTGAAGGAGTGGGGTAAATAATGGCAGGAGATAGAACGCTTAAACTCAGCCTCCTCGCTGATACAAAAAACCTTATTGATGGACTTAATAAAGGCAAAAAAGAGTCCGAAACTTTCGGGGACAAAATAGATGCAATCAATCGCAAAGTCGGCTTGGCTTTTGCCGCTATGGGTGCTGCCGCTACTGGAATGGCACTCAAATTTACAAAAGACGCTATCGGTGCTGCCTCTGATATGGAGGAGACAGTATCCAAAATTGGTGTGGTCTTTGGTACTAGCGCAAGAGAAATTGAAAAGTTTGCCGCCACTGCTGCGAAAGACATTGGCCAATCAAAACAACAAGCTTTAGATGCTGCCGCGACCTTCGCAATCTTTGGAAAGTCTGCTGGGCTCTCAGGGCAGGCGTTGGTTAATTTTTCAACTGACTTTGTTAAATTAGCTTCAGATTTAGCTTCATTTAATAACACTACGCCTGAAGATGCAATTATGGCCATTGGTGCTGCGCTTCGAGGCGAAGCCGAGCCCCTGCGCCGTTATGGAGTTTTGCTTGATGATGCAACACTCAAAGCCGCTGCAATGGAAATGGGAATTTATTCAGGATCAGGCGCATTAACCGCTCAACAAAAGGTCCTTGCAGCTCAACAGGTTATCCTTGAGCAAACTTCATTGGCACAAGGAGATTTCGCTAGAACTTCAGATGGTCTAGCAAACTCACAGAGACAAATAGAAGCCGCTGTTAAAGACGCTCAAGCTCAACTGGGTCAGGCTTTATTACCAGTGATGCTCGAGTTAGCGACCTTCACTGAGCAGACTTTGGTTCCTGCTTTGTCTGCTTTCATTGCTGGCCTAACTGGTAATGGTTCAATGACTGATGGTTTCAACCAATCACAATTAGCAGCAGTCGAATGGGGCAAAAAAGCCCGAATGGTTTTTGACGCTTTGGTAGCCCTCAAAGAAGTTGCGGCTGCTGTTGCAATCACTTTGGCTAGTATTTGGGCAGTGAGTAAAGTCCAAGCGGCAGTGGTCGCAACAATTGGATTTGTTAATTTACTTATTAAGGCTTACAACGCTCTTAAGGCTTCAGCCATTGTTGCGGCTGTTGCGTCTCGTTTAGCACTCAATCCACTAGCAGGAGCGGCAGCATCAGCGGCTATATTTGCCGTCATTGGAGCCGCAGCTAAATTAGCCTCCGATTTTGACACTCAAGCTGCAAGTTCATCGCAATCGTACAATCAACAAAGAGAAGGTCAAATAGCTGGAGCAGGAGCAGGCGGCGGAGGCGGTTCGACAATCCCTGGCACTTCAAGCGGTGGTATCACATTCCCGAGCATTACTGGAGGAGTTATTGGTGGAGGTTCATCATCAGGCGGCGGCATCAAAATTAAACCTGCGCCTACTTTGATTGAACAAGTATCTCAAGAACAATTTATTAAGAATATGGCACCAGGAAACTTTGATCCTGGACGCTTCCGTCAAGCCGACAACAACATTAGCATCACAGTCAATGGAGCAGTTGATCCAGTAGGCACTGCCAGGCAAATTGCCACAATCCTTAACACCGAAGCCTCTACCGCTGGTAGTTTCCCTAATCTAGGAGTATCGCGCTTCGCAACGAGGGCTGAGTAATGACCTGGAATCCCAACGCAACTGTTACCATCGCTGGAGTTGATTTCACTGGCGAAACTTTGGGCGGCCTAGCAATCCACTATGGCAGACCGACAATTTGGGACCAGGCTCGCAGCTCGTATGCAACTGTCTCAATCCTCAACTCGACCGACACTGATTATGCTTTCCAAATTAACGACAATGTGGTTGTTGAAATTCAAGACTCAGACGGCACCGATATAACAGTATTCACTGGCAAAATCACTGACATTTCAAATGAGTTAGCCGCTGCTGGATCAGGTGCCACAGTCGCAGTTCAAACCCTGACCGCTGTCGGCCCATTTGCTCAAATGGCTCGGACAATAGTCGGCACAACTAATTACCCTAAAGAATATGACGATGACCGCATTAGCCGCATATTGACTGAAGCGGGAGTAACTGTTGATGTGGTCGATACTCCTGGCGTTTATGAATTACAAGAGCGACCAGCTGACCCACAGGATGCTTACACACTATCCACCTATTACGCTGGAATGTGCTTCGGATATATGTATGAAACCAAGACTGGCGCAGTCGGTTATGCCAATGAGTCTCGCCGCACAGTAGATGTCAATACCAGCGGATACTTAGACATTGCTGAGGGTTATATCAACTGGCGCGGAATCAATTCCCGCAAATCAATCAGCGACATTGTTAATAAGATTATTTTGTTTTACAAGAATGGGCAGGATGTTACCTCTGACGATGCTCCCTCAATTGCTAACTATGGTTTGATTGAAGCTCGAATTGACACAGAGTTAGAAGATGCGGACCAAGCACAGAATATTGCTGACCGGTATGTTTCTTTGCGTTCAGTCCCAGAAACCAACTTCTCATCTTTCAGCATTAATTTGGATAATCCGAATATCACAGCCGGTGATTTAGATGACTTGATTAATATCGAGATGGGCACAGCTGTTCAAATCAGCGACCTACCCAATGCCATTAGCCCAATCAATTACACAGGATTTGTGGAGGGTTGGGATTTAGTCATCAATCAGTATCAGGCCCTTCTTACTTTGACCACTTCGGACAGTACATATTCGGTTGTGCCAATCAGATGGCAGGATGTTGATCCGACAACTATTTGGACAGATATTGATCCAGCTATAACAACCAGCACAAAGACTAATCTCGTTCCCAACCCAACATTTGAGCCAATTGACTACGGCGCATTAGGTTATTTTCCTGTGCTTAACAGTTTGGCAAACACAATTACAACCGCCGACTATGCGGCCTTGGGTATAACTGGTGATATTGATATAAGATTTAAAATTGCTATGAATGATTGGACTCCGGGTGCTACTCGGTTTTTTGCGGGTCAAGCATCTGGAACTAATAATTTAGCTTGGAATTTTGGCATTAGTGGCACTGGTCTGCTTATTTTGTATTGGTATCCTTTGGGCACTAGCGCAAGTCTTTCAACTATAAATGCAAACGCAGCAACTGGAATTACTGATGGTACACAGAGTTGGGTAAGAGTTGCATTTGATGTCAATAATGGCGCAGGTGGTCGCACAGCTCAATTTTACAAATCAACAGATGGTTTGAATTGGACGCAAATCGGTACAAATGTTACTGTTGGAGCAA